CAGCTGGTGGCTGATGGCAAAAGATACACCCCCAAGCTGCGCGCTAAATCCCGTTTGCCAAAGGTCAGCAAATAACAAGCATATGAATTACACCCCCCCACCACTGCAGATGAGCAAAGACCTGGCCACCTTCTGCCTGCACAATCTGCTGCAGGAATTTTATTATCTCAATGATCGCATCCTCTTTGGGGATATGACAGAGAAGGCTGTGCTGAAGAAGGCCAAGGAGATCCTGGCTGATGAGCAGAAGCACTTGGCTACCCTGGCTGGCTGCACTGAAGCCTGGCTGGATGCACACATTGCCTATGGTGGCTTTCTGGCACTGAGCTACAGAGTGACCTGGCAAGATGGTGAAGTGCAGAAGGGGTATGCAATGCCTGTGCGTAAATGACATACAGGATGACATACAGCATCACATACATCCCAGCCCTGCTGCTATCCTGCGCATCATCTATGGCAGCTATTACCCCAGCACAGCTGGATAAAATCATTGCCATTGAAAGCAGCGGAAATCCTGCAGCTGTAGGGGATAGGGGTGCTGGCCTTGGCCTGGCTCAATTCCATTACCCCAGCTGGCAAGACACCACAGCCTGGCGCGCAGCCAATGGCCTTGATGCCTACCCTTACCACAAAGCCCTTGATGCCACCATTGCCAGATCTTATCTGCACAGCTGGCTCACTCTCAATGCTGCCAGGTTTACCAAGGCCACAGGCAGGAAGCCTACCCTGGTGGATCTGTATGCCATCCACAATCTGGGCTTCAATGGATACAGGCAAAGGGGGTTTGACATTGGCAGATGCCCAGGCATCACCAAGCGCAAGGCAGCACTCTTAAGATAATCCTACAGAAAAACCACCTTTGGCAACACTCACCCAAGCTACAGCAGCAGCAATCGATCCAGGTATGTCTGGTGGCATTGCCTTGCTGCTCCCTGATAACAGCATCCTTCTGCATCCTATGCCTGAGGATATGGCTGAGCTGGCCAATCTGATCCCCTTTGGCTGCACCATCTACCTGGAGAAAGTGCCACCCTTTGTTGGCCGCATCATCCCCAGCAGCGCAGCCTTTAAGCTGGGCAAAAGCTGTGGCTGGATTGAAGGCTGGTGCATTGGCCGTCAGCACAGGGTGATCTTGGTATCCCCTCAGACCTGGCAGGCTGGCCTGGGCATCACCAAGGCTGGCAGCTCCAATTGGAAATCAGCTTTGAAGGCAGAAGCTTCCAGGCGTTTCCCCTGGGTGGATGGCCTTACCCTTAAGACAGCAGATGCCCTGCTGATCCTTGATCACTCACTCAATCTATCACCCAGAAAATAATAATCCTATGGCTAAAACACCCACCCCCACCATCACCCCTATTGGCAACACCCCCTATGTCATCCTGCCCTGTGGCACGATCGCGCGCAAGCTGAAGCCTGTGCTGATCAATGGCAAGACAGCCTGGAGCTTGGGGCTTGGAGCTTCTGGCAAATCCAAGCGCATCAGCCTGGATAATCCCACTGCCCTTGAAGATTATCTGCAAGCCTGTGAGAAGGCTGAGCTGAGCAAGCAGGCCAAGGCCACCCAGGGTTAAGCCCTTCTGCTCCTGTAGCACAATGGCTGTGCGTCTCATTTGTAATGAGAAGGCTGTGGGTTCAAATCCCTCCAGGAGCTTCCCCACTTTTCCACCCACCCACCCAATACACCAATGAGTAAACGCAAAGACAGCCAGCCTGCTGCTGATCAGGCCACCACCCCCATCCTCACCCCTGTGCTGCTGTCTGATGAGATCAGGAAGCTTAGCCCAACTGAAGCCCTGGTGCTGGCCATTGCCAGCTGTGAGAATGTGGAAGCCAAGCGCATCAATCCACATTTCAAATCCAGCTATTTTGGGCTAGGTGATTTACTCGCCCAAATCAAGCCAGCCTTTGCTGCCTATGGCCTGGCCTTCATCCAGGTGGCCAACACATCTGATGAGCGTGTAAGCATCCAGACAAAGGTGGTTCACATCAGTGGCCACATCTTTGAATTTGGTGAGCTGGGTATCAAGGGTGGTGGTAAGCTGCAGGATACAGGATCAGCCCTGACCTACCTCCGCAGATATGCCCTGGCTACCATTGCAGGGGTGGCCACTGATATGGATGATGATGGCAATGCAGCCAGCAAGCCCAAGCCCTACAGCCAGCAGCCTATGCCTTACCAGGCCAAGCCTGCTGCAGCTGAAGCTATGCCAGCCACCCATCCCCTGTGGTATTTTGATAGCTTAGGCCACCTTAACCCTGGCCAGCTCAAGGCTGCTGACCAGATCCTGGTGCAGAAGGGCTGGCTGACTGAAGGTGACACCCTGCGAAATCTGCAGACCATTTACCAGGTTGACCTGACCACATCCCCTAAGATGTGCCAGGCTTTCTTGAAGGCCATCAATGAGCGCGCGCAGGCCAATGGATAAGCCTGCCCCTTTCCTTAAGGCTGCAGCTGGCAATAACCAGGCTGGCTACAGATACCCCAAGGCACATCTGCTGACGGCCACCCAGAAGCAGGGCATTGCCCTGGATCTCCTGGCTGAAGGTATCCCTGATAGGCACATCAGGAAGGCCATCAGCATCACAGCCAGGCAGCTGGATAAGGCCAAGGCATCCAAGCCCAAGCCCAAGGCCAATGAGTAACCTTATCCCAATCAAGCTGGCTGAAGCAGCCCTTGAAGCCCAGGCCAAGCAATATGTGAGCAAGGCCACCTTTGATCACACCTGGCTGCTATACCAGCTGGCCTTGGAAGAAGCTCAGCAGCTCAAGGCACAGCTGCAGGCAAAGCCCATAAGCCCTGCCATCACCCTGGCCAAGCAGCTGGCTGACCTGGCAGTGCGCAAGGGCTTCTTTTATTCTAGGGAAAGCCAAGCCCAGGCTGATGAGATCATCAAGCAGATCAAAGCCCTATGAGTTTTTTTGAACCCCCAACAGCCACAAAATATAATGTGCTTAACCTTGGGGCAGGGGTTCAATCATCCTGCTTGGCATTGATGGCAGCTAAAGGTGAGATCACCCCAATGCCTGACTTTGCAATCTTTGCTGATACCCAAGCTGAGCCATCATCTGTTTATCTATGGCTTGAGTGGCTGGAAAAGCAGCTTCCTTTCCCTGTGATCAGGGTAAGTAAGGGAAGCCTAACAGATGATGTGCTAAAAATACGGACAAAAAATAAATCAATTTATTCAGATAAGCCACTGACATATTTAAGATTAAATATCCCTGTCTTTGGATTGACTAAGAGTGGTGAGGTAAGGGCTGCACTAGGTCGCGCCTGCACTGCGGATTTTAAAGTAAAGCCCATTACTCAAGAGGTAAAAAAAAGATGCAATATAAAGTGGGGGCAGAAGCAGCTGACTGTCACAAGCTGGATAGGTATTTCCTATGATGAAATGCAAAGGATGAAGGTAATGCCTTACCCCTGGCAGCAAGCCAGATGGCCTTTGATTGAAAAGAGAATGACCAGGGCACATTGCCTTGAATGGATGGTGAAGAATAATTATCCTGAGCCACCAAGGTCTGCCTGCTATTATTGCCCCTTTCACTCCAATGATGAGTGGCTAAGGCTTAAAACAGATGATCCTGAACATTTCCAAAAGGCTGTGGCCTTTGATATTACATATCGAAAATTGCAAAATGAAAACCCTGGGGGCTTACAGATGGAGGTGTTTCTGCACAGAAGCTGCAAGCCTTTGGGAGAAATTGATTTTACTGACAAAAATAAAAACCAGATCAACTTTGATTTTCAATCAGAGTGTGAAGGTATGTGTGGTGTATAAATAAAATAATATGATTAACGATTTACCACAGCCCCAGGGCATACCACTTGAGCAGCGTTTCAATCAGGTGCTGGATATTGTGGCCAACCTGATCCACCAGCAGAAGGAATTGGCCAGCATCAATAGACAGCTCCAATGGGATCTGCGAGAAGCTGAGCTGCGTCTGCGCTGCATTGAAACCTGGCGCGCTGACTACAGACGCAAGCACCCCAATGAGTAAGCTCAGCCCCCTGCCTAAATACAGCCCACAGGCTGGCCAGGATGCCAATGGCATCACCAGGCAATTCATCCTGGTGGAAGGTGGCAGCTTTAAGCACTCACCTGGCTTCCTCATCTATGGTGGCCAGATCCTGCGCTTTACCACCCAGGCTGATGCAGCCCTATTCTGCAATATGGCCAATGATGGCTTCATTGATTTCCCTTTTCTCATCCCAACAAACCACAAAACGAAACACACCAAAAATGATAACTAAAGAACAGATCCAAGCCCTGGCCACCTTCCCTTGGGATCGTGCTGCCTATGATGCACACCAGGCACTCAATCAATCTGGCAGCAAGGAGATCCTCCGCAGCCCAGGCCACTACAAAGCATACCTGGATGGGGCTAAGAAGGAAACCCCTGCCCTGCGCATTGGAAGCCTGACACACCTTTTCTGCCTGCAGCCTGACCTATTTGCCAGCCAGGTAATCACCCTGCCTGATGATGCCCCTAAGAAGCCCACTGAGAAGCAGCGCACAGCTAAGAAGCCTACCCCTGCCACCCTGGAAGCCATTGCCTGGTGGGATAACTTTGACCAGGTAAGCCAGGGCAAGACAGTGGCCGACAAGGATGAGCTTGAGGAAGCTATGCGCGCTGGCAAGGCACTCAATGATGAGCTGAAGCATTGGGGCATCACTCCCCTGGCCACTGAGCTGTGCCTGGCCACCACCTATGATGGCATCAAGATGAAATCCCAGCTGGATATGATCACCACAGATGGCTGGATCATAGACCTTAAGACCTTTGGTGATTACATTACCCCCCGCAATGTCTTAGCCACCACATATAAAAGGGGCTATCACCTTCAAGCTGCCTTCTATTGCCTGATGTATAAGCAGATTTTTGGTGAACGGCCACAGGGCTTTAAGATGATCTGTGCTGAGAAGGCTGCACCCAATGCCACAGGCTGCTTTGAATTGTCCAGCCAGCTGATTGCTGAAGGTGGTGTGCTGCTTACCCAAGCCATTGAAGCCTATAAAGCCTGCACTGCCTTTGATAGCTATCCTACCTATCCCAAGCAGATCCACACCCTGCAGCCTTACCCCACCAAGGGTGAAGCTGAAGCCATCACCTTTGCCTGATGAGCGCGCGCAAGACCTGGGTGGCTGAAGTGATGCTGCCCAATGACAAAAGCAAAAGCCCCTGCTACTACTTCCACTGTGTCCAGGATAGCCCACCCTGGCCAGCTGGTAAGCCTTACCTATATACAGGCCGTGGCTTTGTCACCACTGACAATCCTGCCACAGCCATCCTTCTACAGCAGCTGCTCAATGATGGCACTCTGACAGTCAAACCCTTTAACCCTGATATCAATGACCTACCAAAACAATAACAGCCCCCGCCCAAAACTCACAGCCATCAGCTCACCAGGTGAATATCTGGTGAAGGTCTGCAAGATCCGTGATGAGGATGTGAGCTTCACCCAGAAGAATGATGCCAAGGTAAAGGTGCTGCTCACCACTAAGGACAGCACTAAGGTCAATGATACCTTCTTTGGTAGCACAGATGGCGCACTCAAGCGCGCTGCTGCCTTTGTGGGCACTGCCACAGGGAAGAAGGTGGGCTTGCCTGGTAAATCCCAGGATGAGCTGCGTGCCTTCCTCAGCCAAGCTGAAGGCTGTATGCTCAAGGTGACAGTGGTGCAGGAAGAAGTGACCTTCAGCAGTGGTGAGCAGAAGCTGATCTGCAAGGTGACGAAATTTCACCCATTCGTGAACCAGGTAGATCCTACAGCTGAACCAGGCTTCTAACTCCAACAGGTTGACAGGCTGCACCCCCACAGCAGCCTGCCTTCCTCTACATCCCACCTATGACAAACCACAAACCACAGCTTCCCCCTTGTGATCTGGATGCTGAAAGGTGTGTGCTGGCTTCCATCCTAGTGGATGGTGATGCCCTGCGCCCATCCTTCAAAGCCTGCAGTGATGCCAACCTGGATGCCAAAGCTTTCCTTGAGCCAAAGCATCAGACCATCTACCAGGCTTGCCAGCAGCTCATCACCCAGGGCATCAGCCCAGATGAGCTTACCCTGTCCAATCAGCTGCGCAGCACCCTCACCCTGGATCAAGCTGGTGGCCTGCACTACATCAATGAGCTGACCAGCTCCATCTTTGCCCCATCAGCCAATCTGAGGCAGGCCATCATCATCCTGCAGGAGAAGCACCAGGCGCGCCAGCTCATCAATCTGGCCAGGGATATCAGTGCCAAGGCACAGTCAGGAGCTTTCAAACCAGATGAGCTGATGCAAAGCCTGATGGCTCAGGCCAAGGATATTAGCACCACCAGCAGCCAGGATAGCACCACAGTGCAGATGCCCCTGGCTGATCTGTATAATATCGATAGGCACAATGACCCCAACAATCTCCTGGGCAACAGATGGATCTGCAAAGGTGGCAGCTTACTATTCAGTGCCCAGGCTGGCTGTGGCAAATCCACCCTGGCCACACAGATGATTGTCAGCTGGGCACTTGGCCGTGACCTTTGGCACATCAAGCCTGTGCGCCCACTAAGGATTGTGCTGCTGCAATCAGAAAATGATTTGGCTGACCTGGCTGAGCAATGGCAGGATGTTACATCCTCAATGTCACTCAGCAGATCTGACCTGGATACCCTGGCCGAGAATGTCAGCATATACAGGGAAGCCATCAAGACAGGTGATGCCTTTGGCCTGCTCATTGAGGATCTGGTGAAGAAGCACAGGGCTGATCTTCTGATCATTGATCCTCTCCTGGGGTTCGCAGCAGGGGATGTATCTAAGCAGGAATATTGCAGCCATTTCCTGCGCCACATCCTTCAGCCCTGCTTGATGCGCACAGGCTGCGCGCTCATAGCCATCCACCACCAAAACAAGCCACCAAAGAAATCTGAAGGCAAGACCAGCAGCACCTATGATTTCAGTGGCAGTAGTGAGCTGGCAAATTGGTTCAGAGCCACGGCCATCCTGCGCAGGGAAGATGATGAGCTGCCTCACTTCATTTTCAAGCTGGGCAAGAGAGGGAGCAGGGCAGGGATGAGAGATCTCCAGGGCTTCTTCACTGAAAGCCTGCGAGTGCGACACAGTAAGATCAGGGGACAGATCAAGTGGGAGATAAACAACGCGCCACCCCCGCAAGACAATGATGTGTAATCTGCCTGCACCTTTCTGCCCTGGCCTAAGCACCCTGGGCAGTGCCTGGCACAGACCTATTACCCTAAAGGGTAATATAAAGGCATTACCCCTTTGGGGCTTTTACGCTGCGCTAGCCCCTAGGGGATGCTGCCTTTATTCCTCCCCTGCCCCCTCATTGGATGAATAAGCCTAAAATGAAAGCCCTGGCACTGCTGCAGCATTGGAAAAGGCTGTGGAAGGATAGCCCTGAGCTGATGAAGGCCAATCTGGATGCCCTCATTGCCTCCAGAAAGGCTTTGAAGGTAAGAAAGGCTAAAGTGGTCAGCCAAGTTATCCAAAGGCTTCCTAAGACCTTCCAGGCATCCCAAAGCAAGCAGCTGATGAGTGAGGCACTCCTGGCTGAAGGTCTGATGCCAGATCCACCCAGGCTTAAAAGGCTGCGCGTCCAGGCTGTCCGCTATGGCCTGCTGTCCTATGATGCGCGCAGAAATGCCTGGATTGTAGTGGCTAAGGGCTAATTTCTGACCTAATAACCCCAATATAAACAAAAAATCTGCTTATCCTATGGCTTCCAATCCCCAAAAGAGGCGAGTGCAGCAGCAATTACAGCAGCTGAGAGATGGCAGGCCAGAGGAAGCTGTGTTTGATGCCTGGTTTGATAGCTTACCCTTGGAGCAGCAGAAGGAGCTAAGAAGCCAGATGCCCCCGATCATCCCCTATCGAGAGATGCCAATGCCAAGGCACAGCTTCCTGGTCTATGACAATGATACAAAATTTGCATCAGCAGATCCCAGGCACAAAGATGAGCCAGCTGAGTTTGATGGGTGGGTGACTAGGGAGCGCGTGGGTGAGATCATCAGTGATGTGCTGGCAATGATGGGCGCATCATCAGATAAAAATGTTCAAACTCATTTCGATATGGTGAAAATAATCCTGCAGACAAGTGATGCCCCTACACAAAACGATCTTGCAAGAAGGCTTGGCCTTACCAAGCAGGCCATTTCAGTGCGAGTGCTGAAGCTTGCAGCCCACGCTGGCCAGATCGCACCAGGATTGCTTTCCAGGATGAGACAATCCCAGGCTGCAGCTGATGATAATAATCTAAATGATTTTTCTGATGGTTATATGACCAAAGGGGTGCATAAGAAATCTATTAATCCCCCCCCTGTGAGGCGTGGGGCATCCAC